GCTATGACATCCTGCATCAGTGCCGCAGGATTGGCGGGCGGTATGAAGTGCACGGCGAACGCGCCGAGCGCATCGGTTATGACGCGTTCAAGGCGTGGTCGGAGAAGTGTAAGGATGAGGGGTATACATTCAACTATATTTACGATAGCGCCATGCAGTTATGGGAAGCACTCAAATATCCCGAGACCGTCGGACGCGGCAAGGTCATCATGCAGGGGACGAGATTCACCTGTATCTATGACTACGCAGCCGCGCCGACACAGCTCTTCACTGTCGGCAATATTAAGCAGGACAGTTTCAAAGAGGAGTTCCAAGGCACACAGGGGCGCGCAAATGCCGTTGAAATATCTTTCATGAATAAGGCAAAGAACTACGAAAGGGACGTTCTCCCCGTGTTCGGCGATGCCTACGACGCAACGGACAGTCTCACAAGCCCGACGCAGATTGAACTCATGGGCTGCACGGACGTCAAGCAAGCGTACAAACACGGGAAACACGCCCTGCGCGCCAATAAGTACGAGCTGCGTACCTGCACGTTCGAGGCATTTGTGGATGCGATCGCCTGTACGCTCGGCGATGTGATCCTCTTACAGCATGACGTGACGGATTGGGGTGCCGGCGGGCGTGTCGTCGCGTGTGATGGCGCCAAGGTCACACTTGACCGTGCTGTCACGATGGAGACGGGCAAGAAATACCGCCTGATGATCCGCGACAGCAAGACCGATCGGCTCGATACCTACGAGGTTAAGAGCGTGTCAGGGGACGTTGTGATGCTCACGCAGACGGCACAGATTGCGGCGGATGATCTTTATACCTATGGAGAGGCAACGAAGGAGGCAAAGCCCTTCCGTGTCCTTGCTATTACCAAAGGCATGACGGAGCAGACGCGCAAGATTACCTGTATGGAGTATTATCCGGAGCTCTACGCGGGAGATGATAGCGACGTTCCAATCATCGACTATACGACCCAGAGCGACGCGCTCAAGGTGGATAGCCTCTCCCTCGTTGTCGCCCCGAAGACCCTTGTGGACGGAACGACGCTCTATGATATCAATATTTCGTGGATTCTTCCGCGCGGGCGGGCGGCCAAGCAAATACGTGTCACGTATAAACGAGCAGGCGAGACGGCGTACGCGTTGGCGGGAACCTATGACGGAGGTGCAACGGGATGTGTGATCGCGGGTGTCGCGACAGCCGAAAGCTATACCGTTGCAGTCGCCTGTATCAACGATGCGGGGATCGCGGGCAAGGAAGTGGCGCAGACGGTTTACACAGCACCAAAAGATGCGCCGCCGCAAACGGTCAAAGGGCTCGTCGTGGAACAGGATGCAGGCAATAGCAGCGTTCTTCATTTGACGTGGCAAGCGAATCCCGAACCCGATATTCTCGGATATCGCCTCTTCGACGGAGCTGAGAAAGTTCTTGTTGACCTCGTTGGCGGGACGAGTCACGACTACTTTATTCCTGCGTCGGGAACGTATGTCTTTGCGGTGAAAGCGGTCAATCGATCCGGGCAACTATCGGAAGCGGCAGCGCAGGTGTCTATCAATGCCGTGGTATCTGAAAAAAGCGTTGCGGTGCCGGACGCACCGAAAAGAGGCGAGATTTTCTTGCGGGACGGCAGCGTGGTCGCCGCGTGGGATGCTGTAACAAACACGTTCATAGACTTCTATGAAGTTCGCACAGACGATAAAACGGGACAGGCGGCAGGGCTTCTTGTAAAAACGACGGATATTCGTTCCGCCGTTTCTCCGGCTGCACGAAGCGGAGGAGTGTTCGTATACGCGCATAACCCCGTCAAGGGATATGGCGCGCCTCTTACACTAGACTATGATTTTCCTGCGCCCATAGCGCCGAAACTCAGTATTGCAACTGTCCTGCAAGGATTTACTATTCGCATATCCAATATGCCCGCAGGGGTTAAACTGACGCGTGTCTATGTCGAGATCGACGGCACTATATCGGTATTGGAGACGACAACGGGGATAATGTCATTTACAGGAGTGGCAGGTGTCTACAACGTTCGCGCGGCTTTTGTTGACGCATTCGGCGAAGGCACTTATTGCGATTCCGAACTCGTTACCGTAAAGAATACCATCCCCGACGAGTGGCTGAAAAACATCAAGATCGGCATCGAGCAGGTAGATGAAACGATTAAGGATGCACTCGACAAAGGCAAGGCGGTGGCTGAAAGTTACACAACCATCGTTAAAAAAGTCGATGGCGCATACACCGCGATCACGCAGCTCGGCGATGACATCAACCTGCGCGTCAAGAAGGGAGATGTAATCAATCAGATTAACCTCTCCCCGGACGGCGTACAGATCGATGGGAAGTTCCTACACGTCACGGGAGACACAAAGTTTGAGCGCGGTGTCATCGCGAAAAACATTGAAGCAGGGAGCATCCAAGGAGACCGCATCGTCGCGGGTTCTATCGGTGCTGACCGGTTGCGGGTCGCCGAGCTGTCGGCGATAACCGCCAAGATTGGCACGCTGCGCACAGCCGACAGCGGCGCGCGGACGGAGATCCATGACAACTTGATCCTCGTCTATGACGATAAGGATAGATTGCGTGTAAGAATGGGGGTATGGTGAGATGAGCATGTATACTGTAGTAGGGCTCGTGTTGATTGTGGCGATAGTGTTCCTCTTGTGGAAACGGAGGGCAAATTCGAGCACGGAAAGCCCTCCTGCAAAGGAAGAGCCGATCAGTCCGCAGAAACCGACGCATAAGGTTGAACCTGCGACGATGGAGTATCCCGTCACAATCTACAAAGACGGTGTGCCGATGAAAGGATGGGCGAAGGAGATGCCGCAGGGCTTACAGGTCTTTGACGAAAACGGTAAGATAAAAGTCGACATGACTAAGCGCCTTACAAAGGTTCTTGGTGCCATGACAATCTCGGGAACCGGAGAATTGACGTTTGAGCAGTATCCGAATCAGCATCCGTGGATGGTCGTACTAGTCCATCCTTTTGGGGTAAACAATGAACATCCTGTGTTGGGGATAACTGACTGTCGTATTTACTGGAAGAATACTCCCGCGCCATATGGCGGGATGATACTGTACGGAGTGTATTAATATGGACAGATATTTTGAGTGCCTCAGTGAAGATGATGAACGCGTAATCCTCAATGACTCTTTCCAAAATCTTGAGCTTATTGAGATCGTACCAATGTCACGATGCGAGAAACGCTCAATTAACGGAAGCGTTGATTATGTAGTTTCGCAACCGAATAATGCGGCGAAGGATGACTATTATTTATTCGGCGTCAGTTTAGCAGAGTTGCAGGGAAAATCCTTTTGCGTAGATATCGCGCGCCAATATGACAGCCCTAATACATGGGCGCTCATGCAGTTTTATGATCCACCGACCCTTTTTACGACCGTAGCAAGGGACGACATCGTTAAGGTAGGAAACCTGTATATATTCGGGACGAAAAAGCGTAGCCCATCCGAGCACCTCACAGGGTTGGAGGTCTTCGATGCAAACGGAAGAGTGGTATATTCCTCTAACGCGCGATACCTTGATGTAAGCTATTGCGGTGGAGATGATCCCGCGTCGTATGCGTACGATGCAGATACGCTGTTGTTTCTGCTGTCTGAAGACATAATTGTGGATCAGGTCATCTACCTAGAGGCGGGAACAGTGGGAAGCAACAGAGCGTGGAAACCGTTGATTAGCGTGTCGAATAACACAGTATCCATTAATAAAGTACTATTAGAGCACAAATACGAAGGGGTACCGCCGAGGTATGATCCCATCGTAGATTGGTATTCTGAAGTCCATGCTTATGCATATATGATCGCAAAAGCCGTTTAAGCTTCATGCCGCTCAATAGGGCGGCTATTTTTATACACTGAAAGGAGAATGCTATGTTGGATATCATGATGAAGGTGTTGGAGAGACTACAGGAAGCGTGGGCATTCAAAGTCTGTACGTCCTGTGTGATCGCAATTGTCTCGCACACGCATTTTCAAATGTTCATGGCGTTCAGCGCGCTCGTGTTCATCGACTTTTTCACAAAGCTGCTCGCATTGTCGCGGCAGCATCTCATTGACCGCGGCCGCAAGAAAATCCATTTTTGGGCGTGTCTCAAGAATATCCGTAAGGCACGGCGCGCAGGCTATATCCGCAGCAGCGAGATGAGAGTGCGCTTTGCCGCCAAAATGCTAATGTATCTAGGACTTGTCGCGGCGGCACGGCTCGTTGACCTCATGTGCGCGAGCAGCGGTGCACCGACCATTGCCGTTGTTGTGGTCGTTGGGTATCTATCCATGACCGAGCTATTATCCATCTTGGAGAATATGGAGCAGTCTGGCGTCAAAGAAGCCGCGGAGCTGCATGAGCTCATTCGCAAGAAAAGCGGACTCGGTGCAAAGAAGGAGGAGTAAATTATGCAGAGAGTAAACATCAAGAAAGTAAATTTGGCGTACTACTATGGGGCGCTGAAACCGAGAACGATAACGGATATGGTTGTTGTCCACCATACCGGAAATCCGACAGATGATGATCTGTCGGCAGAGGAGATCAATGCAAGTCATCAGGCGCAGGGATGGGCGTGTATCGGTTACCATTATGTTATCCGTAAGGACGGCACCATCGAGGCGGGGCGCCCGCATTGGACAGTCGGCGCGCATGCGTACAAGGAGAACTATCACACGATCGGGATCCACGTCTGCGGTAATTTCGAGCTCGCCGAGCCGACGGGGGCGCAGATCGAGGCGCTTGCAATGCTGCTCGCAAATGTCTGTCACGACTACGGCCTGCCGATCGATGAGGAGCATGTTGTCGGGCATCGCGATTTAATGCCGACCGCATGCCCCGGAGCGAATCTCTATGCGCTGCTGCCGGAGATCAGGGGAAAAGGAAATTGGTACGCGCAGAATTGAGTGTTGACGTAGTGACGGAAAAACCGTATAATATGCATAGAAAAGGTGCTGCCGGCAGACGGTCAGCCCCGATCATAGTGGGTAGAAAACCCGCCTAAAGTTGGTAGCTGGAGGCGGGATTTCTTATGCCTTTAACGCTACAATGCAAATTGTAACG